ATACGCAAGAGAATATAATTTATATAAACTAGGAGCAATTATGAATAATTACAGAATATTTAATCCAATATTTGACGAAGATATGATCGATAAACTAGATGTTGAATTACTAGACGAAGATTTTATTGAGCAAGACGCACTAACATATTCTGAGCAATTAGAAATCAATAGAGGTTTAGCACAATGGATAAAATAAAAGATACTAAAAGCACTCAATCATTTACGGATTGGGTGCTAGACTTCCAAGAGCAACACCAAGAATTGTTATCTGAAAATAACTACGAAGATATTATTCTTGAGAAGGCTGTGGATAACTTTGACAAATAATGTTTGACAATATCCTATATTAGTTTATAGGGTATTATCAAGTATTATGTGGTTTAATACTTGGCTTAAATTATGTGAGGTAATTCTAGCTTTAACACTAACAATAATGAAACGGAAACAGCAACTTCCAAACTTGCCTAGTACTTTTGTTATGGCTTATGATGTTATTGTCTAGGCTAGAATTATAACTCACAATCTAACAGGAGTCTTTATGACTTTACTACAATTTATACGACAACCTGTCTTTAACTTATCTAATGAGCAAATTAGAAATGTGTTAGATGATAGTCAACTACCAGATGGTTGGTCAGCAACTATGGTACAAAGATTTATTAGTCAATGTCCATATGACAATCTAGTCGATTCACTCAATGACAGCTATTATGATTTAAGAAATTGCCACGATTGTGGCGATGCTATGTATGATGATGATGCCTACTCATGTTATGAGGGTGATTTTGCAGTTTGCAATAGCTGTTCAGATTCTAATTATTATTATTCAGATAATCGTGAAACATATATTCATAATGATGATTATGATGAGTATGATTCTGACTATGATGATTCTGGATATTCTGGTGTTCACAGATACGAAACAAATGTCCTTGACCACCTTGACTTCCAACTCACAGCTAGTGAGCAACAACAACAAAACAAAGGTAAGAAACTATTGTATTGTGGTGTAGAATTAGAAGTTGAGAGGAGAAACGATTGTCCAGATGATATTGCCCACCATATCAATACATCTGTACTACCAGACTTTGCTATCTGTAAATCTGACGGCTCACTTGACAATGGCTTTGAGATTGTGACAGCACCGAGTACTTATGCTATGCACAAAAAGAATTGGTCAAAGTTCTTTGATGACGAACAATGTCGAGATAATCTGAAGGGTTGGTCTACAGATACAGCAGGACTTCATATTCACTTATCAAGAAATGCTTTAACACCTTCAGAGATTGGTAAAATACTTATATTTATCAATGACGAAACCAACAAGGATTTCATTGACCAGATTGCTGGTCGCTCATCTCATCAATGGGCAAAGAAATCACCCAAGAAAATTACAGATGCTTTCAATTCTTCAGACAAGTATGAGGCTGTCAATACATCACACAGGAATACAATCGAACTTCGTATATTCCGTAGTAATGTATCCAAGCATGGTTTCTTTCGTGTCTTAGAATTTGCATTTGCATTATCTGACTTTGTCAAATCAACTTCAATAGCTTTGACAAGTTTACACTACACAGCTTTCTTTCGTTTCATGTCTAGACCAGAGAACAAATCGACTTATCCAAACTTATCAGCTTGGTTAATTCGTAAAGGTCACATCAACGGAAAACCTTCTCGCACAATTAGTGAGCAAGAAGAATTAACTAGCACAGCTACTAACTAGAAAGGGTAACATATGTGTTTAATTATTAAAACTGACAATCCAAGTCAGCTACATAGTGGTTTATTAGAAACTGCTTACGAAAACAATCCAGACGGTTTTGGTGTAATGTTTTGTAACAATGGCAAACTACACACTCACAAAATCGTACCCAAGACTTTCAAAGATGTTGAAAAGCTATGGGACAAATACAAGAATGTTGATTCTGGTATGGGTATCCACTTCAGATTCAACACCAATGGAGATACTAACCGAGCTATGTCCCACCCCTTTGAAGTCTTATCCAAAGCCAAAGGTGATGACAGGGATATGTGGGTAATGCACAACGGTCCTCAACTTCCTACACCCATGATTGACAACAACAAATCTGACACACATCAATTTGTCAAATGGGTATTGCGACCACAACTCTCAGCCAATCCCAAGCTACTACACAATGCCGAATGGCAAGAGATGATTGAGGAACTTATTGGTACTGACAAGTTATTATTTCTTGACGGCAAAACCAAAGAGTTTGTCATCTACAATGAGGATGAAGGCAAAGATATGGACAATGTGGGTTGGCTATCCAATACCTATTCTATTCAACCTTCCACCTATGGTGTGCGTGACAAGTACTATGACTTCGAAACCAATACCATGAAAGATGTTTCCAAAGACAAATACTCTTGGACATATGATGATGATGATTGGGGTTACACTAGCTATGGTGGTGGCTATCGCAGGACACCACGACAAGAGTTTACAGGTCAAGCATCTGGCAAAGTCATAGACTACAAAACAGACAAAGGGGGGCAAGTAGATACTAAAGCTGTCGAAGATGATAGCTTGATGTACAATGGTAAACATCTACAATGGGATGACCTGTGTACTAGAGATAGAGAAGAACTTGTAGAACTATGCGAAGAAAATCCTGTGGGTGTAGCACACTATATCCACGCTAACATAACAGGAGGTAATTAATATGGACTTTACACCTAACATTAGCTACAATTATGGAAACGAATACATCTTTGGTATTCCGTTCAACAAAAGCTACCAACTATTGTGTCGCACCACACGAACTATAAATGGTGTGACCGAAGATGTCTGGGCAAACACCCAGAAAATGTATGCCAATGGAGAAGTGTTCCCTAGATTTATGCAACTATCTGACATTCAGTTTGGTGTTATGAAATCTAACAAAGAGATAATCTTTAACACCACCAATGTAGATATGAATATACCCAAGAAAAACTATACACATTTCATTATCAAGGGTACAGCAATATCAAATGGGGAATGGCACAGATTATCTACACCTCAAGATAGTGTTAGGTGGTCTGCATTTGAACTCAAACACCTGCGACACAATCGTACCATACAGCAATCTTATCCACACATGATGAATAGATTGCAAAACACCTACGATTCTGGTCAGACATTGTGGTCAAAGCTATGTGACTATTCTCTTAGAACTGCAAGAGAGATAACAACTAGACAAAGATGTCAAGCTGTAACAAAAGAATTATCCAGACAGAGATACTTCAACAACTTCAAGCTACCTCGTACAGCTAAGACTATTCAGTTTGAGACTATACAATACGAGGTATCTGCTAGAAAGAAAAGAGGTTTGTCCCTTGGTACACCTCGTGTCAAAGGTCAATCAGTAATATCATCTGTGTTCAACTACCCATTAGAAAACAATCACAGATACACATTGAATTGGTCATCACTACGACATGCACACAATGGCTATGCAGTATAATACCGATTGTATACCGAAAGATTCCGATAGGTACTAATATCAAGGTAAGTGGGGTAACAGCTTATCTCTTATATATAAAAAATATAATATAATAAAAATCGTATGTATATAATAATATATAGGAGACTTCCGCCACCCATTCTACCAAAAGAGTACCTCTCGGTATCTATCGGTAGTCTATCGGTATAATGCCTAATTATTTTATTGACAAAAGAAAGGATTATGATATGATTACATTTACAATATTTGGACTAGGACTAGCCGCAGGAATGTTGGCTACTTATATTACATACTGCATATGGGTAATCTGTATGTGGATAATCAACGGAAAGAGAGGGATATGATATGGAAACGACTTTTACTTATATAATCTTAATCGTGCTTGGCACTCTCATACTTTGGTGGGGATCAAGATGAGATTAGATAAACACTTACCACCCAACGCAATACAAATTAGGTATGTACACGCATACTATGAAGGGGTGTATGATGATGATGATAACTTTGTAGAAGAATACTGTACCAACGAAGATACAGCTACTGATGTATACAAACTAATCAGAAAAGCACACAGGGAAAAACAATCTTACTACTACCGACGAAGAACATCACAGTTATCATCAGATGATGTAAGACAATATCGTGATTGGACAGACAGACAACACACCACCGACTTACCTAAATATAATATCAAGGTCAGGAAACTTGGTCGCAGAGTTGTCATTGAATACAATCCAGAGTATGCACTCAAGATGTTTGATATACAAAAACAAAAGCTAATCAATGCAAGCAAACCTAGACACAAATCTGGCCCAAGACTATATATGGCTGACATAGACCCTCAAACCTTGGCACAAGAACGAGCTAGACAGAGTATAGAAGATATGTTTAGAGATATGGACAGAGAATTAGATACACAGCCAATGTATCCATCAGAAAGGAATGAACATGAATGAGATAGGACAGAAAGTATCCAAGAAAGATTTGAATCTTGTACAAGTGGAATGGCTCGACGCAATGTCGGATGATAACACTTGGCAAGAACTAGATGAACTACGAAAACAAAAGCTAAGACCCGTCACCTGTGTCGGTTGGCTGCTAACACAAAATTCAGAGGTGACTATACTTATATCATCATTCGATGAAGATAGTCAATGTGGTGGTGGGGGTACAGTTATACCCACCAACTGCGTACAAAAAATTACGAAGGTAAGGGAGAAAAATGACGACACAAACAACTAGCCTATTTGTATATGGCACACTCAAGAGGGGGCACAGGTTGAATAGTATACTAGGCGGCGGCTCAACTTTGATATACCCTGCCATAACATTATTAAACAACTACGATTTACAGGGATATGCCGACGCATTTCCTATAATGACACTAACAGAAGAAGGAGAAGGGTACCGAGTATTGGGAGAATTGTATTCAGTAATGCCCTCTGTCATGGATAGAGTAAACTCTATCGAGGGCGGTGCGGGTTACATACCATACATAGTAGATGTGAGACCTATGGATTCTAATGAGAAAAGAGTAGAACAAGCAATCACATTCATCTATCCTAACACCGACAAGCACATGTCCTTATCACCAATCATTTCTACCAAGATGTCTGACATAACAGGGGAAGTAAAGGTGTGGGCATGATAAACTTTTTAACAAGTATACTTGTAATAATTACCTTGACTTGCATACCGACATATACTATTGTAGGTGTGCTTACTGATAAAGATATGCAAAATCCGTTTGCTATCATCATGGCGATAATATTTATATACATAGGAGTATTAACATGGCGGAACCTTACAAACGCAAAATAGAAAAAGAAGAAGATATAATAGAAGATGGAGATTTTGTTTTAGATGGATACAGTATTCATTTAGACAAGAATGTTGCAAAACACAATGATGATTTGGAACAAGATATAAACGATTACGAAGATATACAGGAGGAATATGCCGTTCAATCCGAAGACACACAACCTATTGCAGTCGACAGATTTATCAATCGCTCTGGAAAAAGCCGTCGATCATCTAGATAACTCAGAGACAGACGAGCCTTTCATATCAATAAAAACTGATAAACCTTTTTCATTGAAGATGAGGTTTCATCAATACATCAAAGCCTTTAAGGTGCAGATGAAAGATGTAGCAGATGTAGATGAAAACAGATACGACCACCTTACCTTCACGGATAAGGATGATAGCTTATTAATTACTTCGTCTTTGGAAAGAGACCAATTAGTATTGCTAACAGATGAAGGAGATATACTATGAAGAAGAAAGATAAACAACTAGAGGATGATGTAAAACTTTTTGCTGATTGTTGTTCTGATTTAAAAGAACCAATAGCAGAACTATCCAAGAAGTATCCTATAAACATGATACACTCAGCACTCATGGAAGTAGGACTTCGTATGTCTATGCTCAGCATGGGCACAGAAAATACTATGGCTATCTTTGAAACAATTATGAGTAACTTAGGTGGCTATGGTACACTCATAGACCAAGACACTCGTGCCATGAGGGAACGAGGTGACGAAGAACTAGATGCCATAGAGAATTGGGAATACAATGTCAACATCAGCAAGACCATCCATTGACCATGTGCCAACACAACTAAAGTATTGGGCAGATAAAATGTACGACGCAGAATTTGAAGACAGGTGGAGAGCTTATCATGAAGCTAGGACTATCTACCTAATGTACAAAAGACTTAACGATGAAGGAATAGAATATGAACCAAACTTTTAGAAAAATAACCCCGAATAGTGGAGCCTCTTGGTATGTAAAATGGACAGCAAGTATTATTATGATAGTAGGCATGGTTATGACAGCTATAGAATTTACACCATTTAATTTATTCTTTCACTTGGGCGGAGTCACAGGTTGGTTTATTGTAGGATGGATGTGGCACGACCGAGCACTGCTAACAGTTAACTCAATAGCCATGTTCATATTCGCCGTAGGTATCTTGTTAAACTTTTAGCTTGACAATTTATTCCTATATGATAATATATATAAAAGGAGTGTGTGATGAGAAATATTACCAACGAACAACTAAATGAATTAATAAACTATTTAAGTAAGAGACCATATGCAGAGGTATTTGGTTTAATTAAAATGGTATTGGAATTACCCAATGCACCACAAGAAAAAACAAAGGAGAAAGCATGACAATAGATATAACTGACTACGATAGACTTACATCGGACAATCAAGTAAGACTTTTAAATATACTTCTTGATACAAATAAAAAGCTAGAAAGAATAGCCATTGCCTTAGAAGAAAAAGAAAAGGAGAGCAAATGAAATACGATGTAACGACTAGCCATATGTTTACACAGCATTGGATTGTTGATGCCAAAGATAAAGATCAAGCGGCGGAAAAAGTTACCAATGGTAAAATAAAATTTGATAAAACTTCCAGAAAGTTTGTATCTGATAAACTAACAATGGGGTTAGTTACAATACCAGATGTAGCCATTCGTTCTGTAGAACCTCTCGAAGGTCAAGAACAAGGCTTTGAAACATTTGATGTAGATGTACATGGAAGTTATGGGGGTACAGATCCAGAATGATTATAGATGTTAGAAGTGATGATTGTGTCTATATTACCATAAATGGCACTGTATATTATATTGATGATTCAACAGGCGAACGCATTATGAAAAAATGGAAAGAAGAAAAATAAAATGAAAAATGTATTAGCAACCTTTACTATACAAGACAATGGCTATGAATACTTTGACTATGCCCTCTTTCCAAGAGGGATGTCTAATGATGCTATGTTAAAAGAAATGTTTGAGCCTTCAGATGATAATGAAGATAGAACATTTAAAATATACAAGTTACAAGAGGTAACAAAAGAAACAGAAGATGTGTTAAGAAATTTACACATAGCTTTTTAAGGGGGCACATGAAAGAAATACATTTGATAGATAAACAAGTAATCATAAACATCATGGATAAGATAGAAAAAGAATACAATGTAGACAATCTAAAAGAAGATTCATTAGATGCTTTTCTACATCTGTGGGATGAATTAAAGGAGGCTATCTATGCCAAAAAAAGATGATGAGTTGGTTATACCAACAGAACTATTAGAGAAAGACCCTAATGATCTAGCTCAAAATGAGAGCGAGATACAAACAATAATATCGTATCTACAAAAAACTCGTGAGAATATTAGATCAGCAGAAAAAGCAGGTAAGAGAATTACTAGCAAGACAGCAAAGGTAAAGACACCCGAGCCCGTAACACAAGGCAGTATACTTGATGTACTGATTAAGGATGTATAATGGAATTATTAGACTCAGTTAAGTTACCAAAGTATGTATACGAAGACGGCAAACCTAGACAGAATGTATGGGATACTTCAAGTCTATCATCTTTCTTAGCTTGCCCTCGTCTATATAATCTTACAAACCTAAATGGTTACAAGATGAAATCATACGGAACAGTAACAGGATTTGGGTCAGCAGTACATGACGGTTTTGAAATACTAGACACAGGAAAGTTTAACAAAGAAGGTAAAGAAGAATCTGTAAACAAAGCTATCAAGTATGTACTAGAAACATACGGAGAAGATTTACAAAGTGCAGAAGACAAAGCAAGGGGACTTGAGGCGGCACTCAGAGCAATAGTATGGAGAGCAGAAGAATATTGGGATGACACCATTACAATAGCTTCCATGCCCGATGGTGCCCCCTGTCTCGAAACAAGATTTGAAGTACCCTTTGGTAATCACAGGTTCTCTGGTCGTATAGATAAAATAGTTTTATTCGCAGGTGAGTTATATTTGTGTGATACAAAGACAACCAAAGCGGCGTTGAGTGAGCAATACTTTAAAATGTATAGACCAAACAACCAGGTGTACGCATACCTATGGGCGGCTCGTGAAATCATGGGGTTACCTGTTAAAGGTTTTATTATTGAAGGAGTACAAACAGGTGCAAACTTCTGTAGATTTAATCGTACCGTATTTAATGTATCTAAAACTTCTATTAATGAATGGTACATGGATGCACAGTATTCATTATCTGTAGCCGATTCTTTTTGGGATGCAGGTTACTACCCTGCAAACTTTACAGCGTGTGGTAACTATGGTGGTTGTAAGTTTAGAGAAGTGTGTGGCGAATCACCAGAACATAGAACTACATTACTTAATGAAGACTTTGATAGGCAAGTGCATGAAAGCCTACATAAAAAAGGTGAGCTGATTCATGCAGAAGATTTATTTAAAAAACAAAATAAAAAATAATTGTTGACAATTTTTGTCAATATGCTATTATTACAATACAGGAGATAAATATGGCAAGTATTAGAAATCATACATCAACCGATGTAACTAAACTACTTCTCGTTGGAGATAGTGGCTCAGGTAAAACTGCAACGCTAGCAACACTAGCTAATGCAGGTTACAACCTACGCATACTAGACTTTGATGATGGGTTGGCTATCTTACCAGAGTTCTTATTAGACTCAGCGGTGGATAGAGTAAGTTTCGTAACACTAAAAGATCCAATAGGCAAAGCAGATGCATTTCGTAAGAGTGCAAACTTAATTGGTAATTGGAAAGATGGTGACGAAGACTTTGGGCCTGTTAATAAATGGACAAGCAAAGACGTTCTAGTTATTGACAGCTTAACATTGATGGGTGAAGCGGCTTTAAGGGGGGCACTATCGTTTAACAACAAGAAGCCTACCGACCAAGCTACTCAACCAGAGTGGGGAACCGCCGCTCGTGATGTGCAAAACATTGTTCAATATATAACAGGTTCAGAAGTTCCGTGTAATGTCGTAGTGACCACACACATGCAATACATGGAAGGAGACACGGGAGTTTCCAAAGCATACCCAACTAGTGTCGGGTCTAAACTATCTACTAAACTGGGTAGGTATTTTAACTGCGTGTGCAGAATAGATACTAGAACATCCAGTAAGGGAACTGAGCGTACCTTACGAACTGTTTCAGATCATAGAATGGATTTAAAAGTAACGGCTCCAAGTTTACTTGAGGCAAACGTTCCTTTAGATTTAGCTAAATTATTTGAAGCTATTCAGACAAGTGCTCGTAAAAAATTGTCGAAAGACAATGTCATTAACATCAAAACAGGAGGTAAATAATGGCAGATATACAAAACTTTTTAACCATGCATCCAGACGATATACCAGAAACGCAGGTGCTACCAGAAGGTAGTTACGACTTCGTTATCACTAGTTATCGTTCGGATAAAGTTGGTGAGAAGCAAAATGAGATTGTACGTATCAACGTAAAGGCTCAAGCAGTTCTAGAATCAGACATCACAGATGGTGATTTGGAAAACTGTGAACCAACCAGATTAGAGTTCTGGGCTACTAAAAACGCTTTGAAACAGGGTAACCCTGTTATCTCATTAAAATCTTTCTTGTTTAATGCTATGAGCATGGACAAGGTTGGCTTTGGTGAAGCATTGGAGCAATGCATTGGTCAAACATTTAGCGGTGTTGTGAAACACGAAATGGTTGGCAGAAATAAAGATATACTACAGGCTTCTGTTAGTCGTATCTTGAAAGCGGCATAATCATAT